GGCGTGCCATGCATATGCAGGGAGTTATGCAAACTGGGTGCGGTTCTTGGTGCGCGGCAAGGTGCGCCGGCAAATCTTCGGGAACAGCATCGTGATGTACATGCATCACGGCTACGGCGGCGGTGGTCCGGTCACCCGCGGCACGATCCAGACTTCGCGCATGGCGGTCTACCTGCCCGATGCCGACATCATCTGGACGGGCCACACCCACGACGAGTGGATCATGCCGATCCAGCGGGCGCGGCTTTCTCTGCACGGTCGCCCCTACCTAGACCGCGTCCTGCACGTACGGTCGCCCGGATACAAGGACGAGTTCAGCGAGCAGAACGGGTGGGCCGTTGAGAAGGGCATGCCGCCCAAGCCGAAGGGCGCGCTGTGGTTGCGGTTCTGGATGGAGTGTGCGCGGCGAAACGGCGTCTCAGGGCGTACCCTGCGCTTTGAAGTTCGTGAAGCACAGTAACTGATTCAGGAGCAAACATGCCAACGCCAGCCAAGGGCAAGAGATTCGTCAAGGTCGTTCGCAACGCCGAAACCGGGCGCACCCGCAAGGTGTCTTACGGTCAGTCAGGCAAGGCCAAGAGCGGCGGCGACCGCATCAAGCCAGGAACCGCCAAGGGCGATGCTTACTGCGCCCGCAGCTTCGCGCAGATGAAGGCGCACCCTGCGGCGGCACGCGATCCGAACAGCCCGCTGCGGCTTTCGCGTGCGAAGTGGAAGTGCAGCGGCAAGAACTCGAGAGGATAAACATCATGGCGAAGAAGACAGCAAAGCGCGGCCTGTACGCAAACATCAACGCACGACGTGCGGCTGGCACCAGCCGACCGAAGTCGAAGTCCACCGTCAGCCCCTCGGCTTATAAGGCGATGAAGCGCGGATTCAAGTGAGGCCACCATGCGCGTCCGACTCGGCGGCAAGTATTGGACGCTGCGATTTGTCCCGAATATGCGGGACTACGGTGACATGCAAGACCCAGGCCACGTCGATGGTCGCATTATTCGCGTGGCAACTTGGCCGTCTGAGAAGGACCGATTGGATACCACCATCCACGAAGCCCTTCACTGCATCCGGCCCGAGCTTGACGAGCAAGCCATAGCAGATACGGCGACCGACATCGCACGACTGCTGTGGCGTTTGGGCTACAGGCGCGAGCAGTAAAGTTCAAGAAAGTGGAAGTTGCGTACACGTTATTGAGACGTGTACACGCGATCATCAATCGAGCCAGTACACGTGTTCGCCGCGTCGATACTTGGCGAGGTCGGCATCGCGCTTGTGCGACGTGAAGTGGAAATCCATGAATCGGCAGTAGTTGTTCGGGAACAGGAGGTATCTGCCGTCTGACCGCTCGATGAGGTTGAGTGGCTTGTGCTCCTGGGGGTATCTGCTGAACCCATCCGCCCAGTCGATCACGATCCCGGTGTGCCGGCCGCAGAACCCGCGTTCCGGGCTGACGCCCATCATCGCTAGTCCCTCGAGATACTCCATGTGGACAACCTCGGCATGGTCGCCCATTGCTCCCCACGGCTGGAGGTCGTGCGGTTCGCAGAAGCCAGGGAGCGCCTTGCGCTCGAACGCCTCCGCTCGAGCTGCGAGCTTGTGGAGCGGGACGCCGCACCATTCCGCGCCCGTCTCGAGCAGCACGTGTCCCGTGACGACTTGACCGGGCCTGGCGTAGATGGCGTGCCAGATGCCACGTGTCGTGCCGGCGGGCATGTTGGGGCCGAGCGCCGTGTTGCAAACGTGTACGTACAGGTGAAACGGGAGATTTGCGTGGCGAGGCATATGCGCAATGATATACTTCAATTGCGGAGACGTGGGTCTGCGGCTGTCGGAGGCCAACCACCCACATGCGCCGGCGCACAAGGCCGCGAGGTACGACCGTCGGCAGGCCAGCATTGGGGTAGCAACAACCTTCCGCCGGGACAGGGCGCGACGCTGAAAGCACGCGCTGCTGTCTCATGCATGTGTCGATTCCATGTACGCGGCAATTTCCGGTACCGGAAAGAACACGGCCTGGGACTTGCGTCAACCAGGCCGCGCTTCCGGGGGCTAAATTGTCGGGCATAGCCTGCACGCGCAGACCATCGCAAAAACAAACGCCCGACGAGCGAATGATACAGGGAAGTATCCCCCTGTCAAATGAAATCGGCGTGAGTCGAAACCCACGCCGTTTCATGCGCTTGCATGTTGGCACCGAGGTGCTATCATGCTGGCTGCGAATTCCTGCGCGGTTGCATTGTACCGTACCTGGCCTCAGGGTCAACAATGCCGCAACACGTTCCCGGCGCGGTAGGGGAGCATGGATGTAGTCGCAGGGGTTTGACCCTACCCTGCGCCACCGAAAGGTGCGCTCCCCCACGAAGGTAGCGGCTGGCAATCCTCCAGCGAAATGGTGAAATTCGTGGCTTCGACCGATGCGCGGCTCCGCGTGGGCTGGTTGAACGTGGCCCCCTTTGGGGGTCATGCTTCCCTCGCGCTCACCGTGTGAACTGATATCAACCTGAACGTCCCCTGCGATGAGCCGCTGCGGAGCGAAGCACCTGCGGAGCGCAGCAGAGCGGCGGCGCGGAAGGCCGGATCGAATTCACTTCCTTGTAGATACATTCGCTCGTTCTCTTCCGAACGTCTTTCCCCACGTTGACAGCCGGGAGTGCCTGTCTGTATACTCTCGCGTATGCAAACGATCACATGGATGGACAATCGGAATCTGATGGGGGAACTGTGGCCGAAGTGGATGCTCGAGCCTGAATTGTCGCGGCTCTTGAACGAGCGGTGGGGTTCGCTGCACCAGGACAAGCTGCGCGAATGCATTCGCCAGCACCGCCTCGAGCGCGACACGAAGCCGGACATTGCTGCGATTCACAAGGCGTACTGCGCGATTGTGCCACAGGCCGATGTCCTTGCGCGTGGCGAAGTCGTGCAGACTCGGCGCGATGCGACCTCCTTGCAAGGCCCGTCGCCGGCGGAGTACGCGGATTGGGACGCCTGGGCGAAGGAAGTGCTGAAGACCGCAACCGCTGCGGAGATTGATGCGGCAAAGGAGCGCCTCGGCATCAGCCCCGACACACCCCGCGTGCTGGCGGTCGCCATCGAATACTGCCGCAAGAACCCATGTCGCTATGATTGATACGACCGCGTATACACCGACCAACGAAAGGAAACCGATGAGCTGGTACACGATTGTGTGGCGAGAGGCAGAGAAGCGTCGAATGGTTCTAAACGTGCCTGGGCTTCAGGAATGGTGCCAATCAACCATGATTCCGCAGCCGGGTGCATTCACGGCAAAATTGCGTCCTGGGCCTGTGCGACTTTCTGCGCTAATCGGTGAATGGGATCGCATGTTTGGGACGAAGTACCTCGAGACGGATGGTACTGACACGCTTTGGAGCCACTCGGGCACCGAATACTCCGCACGAACCACCATCGTTCCAGAACACTCTGCGCCGATGTTGGAATACTGGGGTTCCTGCGAAAGTGACGATGAATTCGACTGGATCATCGAACTCCCGAATGGAAAGACGGACTACCGCAAAGTGCTTTCCATCTCGCAACATGTCGATATTGGAAAAGCATGGGACCAGGCCAGAAAGGACGTTGAGCACTGGCTTGAAAGTGTCGAGGACTTCGACACCAAAGAATGGCAACAGGACCGCGAACGCGTGCGGCTTGACTACGAGAACTTCAGGCACTGGGTCAACAAGACGTACGGCGTCATGCCGCCAGACCCAGAACCAATCGGTGAAGGAGAACGTGGATTTAGCAAGTGATTTGGTAAACTGCCGACATGCGACGGCGACGAAACCCCATTCTGCTCGCCAACATGGACGATTGTCTCCTCGGGGTCATGTACCCCAAGTCCACCGAACGATCAGGAATACCCGTCGCCGTATATTCCGCAGACATGATCGCGGCACGCCTGCGCGACGAGCACGAAATGTCCATCGGCGAAGCCCGCACGTTCGTCACCGACAACATCGAAACCAACGAACTCGGCCCAGGCACGCCGCGTCTCATCTGGGCGGCAACCTCCGAAGATTTCGGCGAACCTCTGTGCAAACCCTGATATACTTTGGGAAATGGATATCAGTTCGTATGACGATTTCAAGGCAGCCGTTACCACGGCTGTCGTCGCACAGGGCCGAACCCGCAGCCAGGTCGCACGCGACCTCGAGCAGCAGGGCAAGCTTCGAGCGCATACCGTGATGTGTTTGCTGTCCACCGCGCCCGTCATCGGGAAGCGCACCGCCACCTTCGATTCCGCTATCACCCTTGCCGATGCAGCAGGACTACGGATCACCCTTACCGCCAAGGAAGCCACGTAATGCCAAGCAAGTCGCCGGCCCAGCGCCGTCTGATGCAAGCAGCCGCCCACTCCCAAAGCTTCGCAAAGAAGGTGGGAGTCCCCATGTCAGTCGCAAAGAAGTTCAACCGCGCAGACGTGAAGGCAAAGGGCAAGAAGCGCAAGTGAGAAAGCTCGCGGCCTACGGCGAGAACGGCCGCCGCGTGGGGGAAACACACCACAATGCCACGATCCCAGAGGCCATCGTCCAAGAGATCCGCGAACTCCACGAAGAACACCGCTGGGGATATCGTCGCATCGCCAAACACCTCGGACTCCGCTGGACCACTGTCAGCAAAATCTGCCGATACCAGCGTCGCGCCTGTCTCCCAGCCGACTGGAAACGCCCTCGTCAAGCGAAGAGTGGGACGGCCGGCCCTAACCAAAGCGCCTGAACCGCTTGCCAGCGAGGTGCTTACGTGGCTTGCGAAAGGTAAGACTTTGACCTCATTCTCCAACCGAGAAGGCAAGCCCGACCGCGTGACTGTGTTTCGGTGGATACAGGCCGACCCTGAATTTGCGCAACGCTACAGGGAGGCACGCGAATCTGGACTTGAGGCCATGTTCGAGCAGTGCGGTGAGATCGCCGACATCGAACCGGAAACGCCCGTCCAGGCCGCGTGGAGGCGATATCAGATCGACACCAAGCTCAAGATCCTCCGCATGGCAAACCCAGCCAAGTACGGCGAGAAGGTCGCCGTAGATCACGGCGGCGGAATCACCCTCAACGTCATCACTGGCGTACCTGATGGCGAATGAAACCATCCGCCTCGGCTACGAGCCACGGGATTGGCAGCGGCGGTGCCACCTCGAGCGCCGGCGGTTCACCGTCCTCGCCCTGCACCGACGCGCCGGGAAGACCGAACTCGCCCTCATGGAACTGCTTCACCGGGCAGTCAAGTGCACGTCGGATCTCGGGTTCTTCGTGTACGTCGCGCCATTCTTGAAACAGGCCAAGGCCATCGCCTGGGCGCGATTGAAGCAGAGGATTGACCCGTTCATCCGCACCGGGACCGTGGACGTGAACGAGGCCGACCTCGCCGTCACGTTCAAGCACAACAAGGCCACGATCCGCCTGTTCGGCGGCGACAACCCCGACGCCTTGCGTGGCGTGCGCCTCGATGGTTGCGTCATCGACGAGGTCGCGCAGATCAAGCCCGAGGTATGGGAGGCCATCATCCAGCCAGCCCTCTCCGACCGTCAGGGGTGGGCGCTGTTCATCGGCACGCCAGCCGGAATCAACATGTTCAGCGAGCTGTACTACCGCGCAGCAAGCGGTTCCCTCGAGGATTGGTATGCGGCGAAGTACACGGTGTACGACACTGACGCGCTCGCGCCCGACGAAGTGAAGCGCCTAGAGCGCGACATGCCCGAGGCGGCGTTCGCACGCGAGTACCTGTGCGACTTCAGCGCGGCAGGCGACGACCAGCTCATCAGCCTCTCCGACGCCGAGGGCGCGTCGCAGCGCGAGTACCAGGACGGCGACATCATCGACCAGCCGCTCATCGTCGGCGTTGACCCGGCCCGATTCGGGGACGACCGCAGCGTGATTGTGCTGCGCCAGGGGCTGCGCATGGAGAAGCCCATCGTTCACCACGGCATCGACAACATGGCGCTGGCGGCGGCCGTTGCCAACGTCATTGAGGACCGCGACCCGGACGCCGTGTTCATCGACGCCGGGGCCGGCGCGGGCGTGATCGACCGCCTGCGGCAGCTCGGATACGACGTGACCGAGGTGCCGTTCGGCGGCAAGGCAACCTACGCCAACCTGTTCATCAACAAGCGCACCGAGATGTGGTGGGCCATACGCGAATGGATACAGGCTGGTGGCTCAATCCCGAATGACATCACGCTCAAGCAGGAAATCAGCACGCCGATCTACTGGTACGACGCTGCTGGTAAGCGCGTGCTCGAGTCGAAGGACGAAATCAAGAAGCGACTCCAGGGCGGCGGGAGCCCGGACATGGCCGACGCGCTGTGCCTGACGTTCGCGTACCCGGTCGCCAAGATGCTGCCACGCGAGGTGCGCGAGCGCATCGACACGCGCCCGACCGACTACGACCCGTATGAACAGGTGAGTACCCGTAATCGTTAGACGGAGGTCTACAGTCATGTCCGTCAGGATTTCCACAATGAGTCGCATTGCGCTTGTTGAACCCGCGGATGTCATGCCCGCGATCACCGAACTCATGCGTCAGAATTGGGACGAAACCGGATTTGGCTTTGAGTTCAAGCCGTCCGTGGAAACATACCAGGCCGTTGTTGACCTTGGCCTGATGTTCGTTCTTGCGGCATTCGATGGCGACGAGATAGTTGGGTACTGCACGATGACCGTGACGAATCACATGCACAACCCTGCCATCAAGGTCGCAGCGAATGACGCGTTGTTTGTGCGCCCTGATTATCGCGGTATTACCGCTGGCAGACTCATCATCGCTGCTGAGAAAGAAGCCGCAAAGCGCGGTGCAAACCGCGTTCTGTGGCACACTCGAGCCGGCACCGATCTTGCAAACGCGTTCACACGGCGTGGCTACACGCCTGCCGACATTGTTGTCACGAAGGAGATTTGAAATGGGAATCGAAGCATCGGTACTTGCAGCGTGGGCATTGGCCGCAGGCGCAGCCGCTGGCGCAGGCGCAACCGCTTACAGCGCAGTTAGTTCAAGTCAGGCGCAGGACTATGCGGCTCGGCAGCAGAAGAAGGCGCAAGATGCTGCCGCCGCCAAGGCCCGTACGGAGCAGCGCCGTAGCCAGCAGGCAATGGCCGCCGCTAATCGTGCAGAACCAGATGTTTCCGGGATTATGGGCGCCGCCCAATCCGGTGCTGCTGGTGGTCCGGCAAGCACCATGCTGGCAGGTCCGACGGGCGTAAATCCCCAGGAACTTCAGCTTGGGCGCACGTCGCTCCTCGGAGGCTAAATGAGCGAGTACACCGGAGACAACTCGTCGTATCCTGGCGCTCCCACGCGGGATCGACTGTTTACCCGGTGGGGTCAGCTCAAGAGCGAGCGTGCGTCGTGGTTCGCGCACTGGCAGGAACTCACGTCCTACATCCTGCCGCGGAACGGACGCTACTTCCGCCAGGATCGTGACCGCGGATACCGCCGTCACAACAACATCTACGACTCCACTGGTACCCGCGCACTGCGCGTCCTTGGCGCTGGCATGATGTCAGGTGCAACGTCGCCGGCGCGCCAGTGGTTTCGCCTCGCCACGCCGGACCCGGAACTCAACTCCTACGAGCCTGTCAAGCTGTGGCTCGATGACGTGACGAAGCGCATGCAGCGCGTGTTCCAGAAGTCGAACACCTACAACGCGCTGCACCAGATGTACGAGGAACTTGGCACGTTCGGCACCGCAGCCACCATCCTGCTTCCCGACTACCAGAGCGTCATCCACCACTACCCGCTGACCTGCGGCGAATACTGCATTTCGACCGATGCGAAGGGCCGCGTCTGCACGCTGTACCGAGAGTTCGAGATGACCGTCTCGCAGGTCGTGAAGGAGTTCGGCCTCGAGAAGTGCAGCGTGTCGGTGCAGAACATGTACCGCACCGGGAACCTCGACCAGTGGGTGCCCGTGATCCACTGCATCGAACCGCGTGCAGACCGCGACATGGGCAAGCGCGACGCCAAGAACATGCCGTGGGGTTCGTATTACTTCGAGGTCGGCGGCGAGGACGGCGTGTTCCTGCGCGAGAGCGGGTTCCAGTATTTCCCGGCGCTCTGCCCGCGTTGGTCCGTGATCGGTGGCGACATCTACGGCAACAGCCCTGGCATGGAGGCGCTTGGAGACATCAAGCAGCTCCAGCACGAGCAGCTCCGCAAGGCGCAGGCCATCGACTACCAGACGAAGCCGCCTCTCCAGGTGCCGGCGTCCATGAAGAACCGCGACGTGGAAACGCTCCCAGGCGGTGTGTCGTACTACGACGGCCAGTCCAACGGGATCAAGACCGCATTCGAGGTGAACCTGAACCTTCAGTACCTGCTGAATGACATCATGGATTGCCGCGAGCGCGTGCGTGGTTCGTTCTACGCGGACCTGTTCCTGATGCTCGCCAATACCCCGAACACTCGCATGACGGCCACCGAGGTCGCCGAGCGCCACGAGGAAAAGCTCCTCATGCTCGGGCCTGTCCTCGAGCGCCTGCACAACGAGCTGCTGTCACCGCTCGTGGACATTACGTTCACGCGCATGGTTGCTGCCGGCGCACTGCCGCCCGCCCCGCAGGAATTGCAGGGAATGGACCTGAACGTCGAGTTTGTGTCCATGCTTGCGCAGGCGCAGCGTGCCATCGGCACCAACGCCGTGGACCGTTTCGTCGGCAACCTCGGTGCCATCGCCCGCATGAAGCCGGACATCCTGGACAAGTTCGACCAGGACCAGTGGGCCGACGTTTACGCCGACATGCTCGGCGTGGACCCGTCGCTCATCATCGCCGACAAGGAAGTCGCGGTCCTGCGCGATGCCCGCAATCAGGCGATGGCTGCGAAGGAACAGGCTGCCGCAATGCAGCAGACCTCGCAGAGCGTCAAGAACATGGCGCAGGCACCGACTGGCAATCAGAACGCACTCACCGACGTGATGAACATGTTCTCGGGGTACGGCTCGCCCTCTGGTGTTGAGGTCTAACAGTACCCGTAAGCATTAGCCTCAGGGATACAGTCCCGCCGTGAGCAACTACGACCCCCTCGACCTGCGGGGCCAAGAGCGTGACCGAGCCAACAAAGAGCTTCGTGATCGCCTTGACCGACAGAACGAGGAGGCCGACGTGAAGTGGCTCATGTCTAGCAAGCGCGGCCGACGCATTGTGTGGCGGCTGCTGGACCAGGCGGGCGTGTTCCGAACTTCCTTCAACACCAACGCGATGTCGATGGCATTCGCGGAGGGTGGCAGGAACTACGGGCTACGGATGCTCGGCATGGTCCACGCGCTCTGCCCAGACCAGTATCCGGCAATGATGAAGGAACAGGCACACGATGAACGAACCAACGATGATGGAAACGGCTGAAACCAACACTACAGCCGCTCCCGCATCTAGTGCTACCGCAAGCATTTCGGCGACGGCCGAGAAGCTGTACGGTGGCGAGCAGAAGGCGACCACGACCCAGGGCCAGCAAGCCGCAGATGCGGCCGCTGCCGGCAAGGTTCCTGAAGCCAACGACGCAAAGGCCGCTGAGGCACCCGCCGACGCCAAGCCGACCGCGCCGGAAACCTACGAGTTCAAGGCACCGGAGGGTCAATCATTCGACTCCGAGGTCATTGCTGAATACTCAAAGGTGGCGAAGGAACTGAACCTGTCGCAGGAAGCCGCGCAGCGCGTCCTTGATGCAGTTGGCCCCAAGTTGGCTGAACGTCAGGCGGCGCAGATCGAGGCAGTTCGCAACGGATGGTCCGACAGCAGCAAGGCCGACAAGGAGTTTGGCGGCGAGCGTCTGTCGGCGAACCTGTCCGTGGCGAAGAAGGCGCTCGATGCGTTCGGTACTGCCGAACTCCGCAGCCTGCTCAACGAGTCCGGCCTCGGGAACCACCCGGAAGTGATCCGGTTCATGTTCCGCGCCGGGAAGGCGATCAGCGAGGACAGCATGGTCACGGGCACCAAGGGCGAGGCCAAGTCGGCCGGACCACGCTCGTTCAATGACCTCGCCGACGCGATGTACTCCTCCAGCACCTAAACCCACGAAAGGGAAACAGTCATGGCAACTCTGTCCACCAACAACCTGACGCTCGCCGATTGGGCGAAGCGCACCGATCCCGAGGGCCGCGTTCCGGTCGTCGCGGAACTCCTGTCCCAGACCAACGAGATCCTCGAGGACTGCGTCTTCAAGGAAGGCAACCTCCCCACGGGCGACCGCGTTGTCATCCGTACTGGTCTGCCGGCCGTGTACTGGCGCGCCCTCAACCAGGGCATCCCGAACAGCAAGAGCACGACTGCCCAGGTCGATGAAGCCTGCGGCATCCTTGAGGCTCGCAGCGAGGTCGATAAGGATCTCGCCATGCTG